AGTCATCAACAAAGGTGCCCATATCATATGGAGCATCAACAGGACCATCAGTACGACTTGCCTTCAGTTGATAACCACTATTCATTCTGGCAACAGAAGAATCTTTGTCTAGTGGATCTGAATATCCATATGGTCCGTAAATAGGATTGCCATCATACGCAAAACCCAAAATGGGTGAGTGTGTTAATGTACTCGTTTCTACTAGAGTGGTAGAAGTCAAGTTATCACCAAGTCTGAAGCGGAGTCTCTTTGGATTGACAACAACTCCATAGTAGTATTCATTCTCAATAAGATCTTTTATTGCGAATCCACCATTATCATCCAACTTTTCAGACATGTCAAAGTATCTGTTTTTGACCCATCTGTAAATAGATGCGGTTGCGGATGCTGGGTTTGATTCTCCTTCAGCAACTAAAGTAACTCTTACGTTCTCTTGTGTGTAGAATTTGCCGCCAGATACTTTCTCAAATTCTAAAATCTTACCAACAGAAGAAACTCTAGCACGATATTCCGCAAATCTACCCCTACCTGCCAAATCACTGATAACAACCAGTGGTGGTGCAGAGTAATATTCGCCAGCATTGATAATACGAATACTAGTAATCTCCCCTGCAGTAACAATAGCTTCTGCTTGTCCATATCGACCAGATACTATCTCTACCACAGGATCTGCAGTATAGTTCTTCTCCGCAATAGTATTAATCGCATTTACAGTGTCTCCAGCAAGTGTAGACAAAGCAAGATTAGATTCTCCGTTGATGAGAACGAATGGTGGTTTTGTATATCCAGATCCTCTTCTTGTTAGAGTGTAATTTTGAATATTGCCGTAAGCAATACGATCTTCACTCTTGTATCCAAATGCAATAGATCCATCTACAAAAATTCCAACGTCTCTACTGGATGTTTTGTATACTTCTGGTGTTGTACTAGTTTCTTTTGGAATTAGTTTTAGTTGATTTGCATCTACCAACGGTATTGGTTGTTGTGCAGATGTGAATGTATTAGTAGATGGATAGGAAGAAGTGGCAATGTAATAGTATTGGTCGTCCTCATATATCGCAGAAACATCAGCAAGATATTTCTGTAAAGATAGACCCACACCAGGATTTAGTGGTGTTGTTGGTGTAGCACCTGTGGTATTGATCTTCCATCTAACATTATTAGATAGTTCATCATAAATGATGGGATTTTTGGTTTCAAAACCAGGTTTAGAAACTTGTACCCTATCACCGACTTGTGAATATGGTTGAGGATCCGCAACTTCTAGATTAGTTAAGATACCATACAGTAATATCTTGACTTCTCCTTGAGGAGTGACGGATTTTACATTAGAGTAATTTGTGACAAGATCACCTGGATTATGTGTCCTAGTTACTGTTCCACGTTCGTTGATAACAAATTGTCTAGCACTCTTGCCCTCATACTTAATTATTTCATTGTTGATCTGCAAGTATCCTACTTGATCAGACCAACCCAAGGTAGAGTCAACAGTAATGGTATCTCCAATATCAAGACCAGTGGTTACTGCTCTATCCAATGTTGTTCTTTCTGGAATGCTGAAGTTTCCATTTACTGTGTTTGGATTGACAACTAAATCAAATAGTTCATAACCAGCAACCGTGCCGATTTTACTTACGTTCTCAATAGCAACGGATGCATATGAAGAATCAGGAGAATTCTTATCTGCTTGTTGAATAATAGTCTGACCAATCAACCATTTTGCATTTCCACTTAAAATGACCGCTTGAATGGTGAATGCAGAATCCCAGTTAGATTCTGATACCTTTAGAGTATTTTCTTTGGGATAATATGTTGTTGGGATATCATCTGCACTGCGTGATACAATAGTGTTGAAGATGAATCTAATAGATTTGTCCGATCCCTTTACCTTGTAGAAATCAGAGATATTCTTGATGAGTTGTCTCTTATCAATATCTCCTTTAAGATACACTTCAGGAACATCTACTAGATATTCTCGCTCAAATGCTTTTACGAATGCATACAAAAATAGATGACTTAAGTTATGTACTTCATCACCCGAAGAGTGATTCTTTGCTATAGAAGATACAAACGTGCTACTGGTATGTAAGTCACCCAGCATCGTGGTGCCACTAATGCCTCTAGAAACATCCAAGAACTCGGTGTCTGTTCTAGTCTTATAGAAACAAATCTCCTCACCAATCTTAAAGTATCCATTCTGCCTAGGAAAAGATGTAGCATCAGCAACCAGCATAGATGTCGCTGTAGACGAAATGCCCATCATCAAAGTGGTGGACTCTTTCAATAAATTCTTTTCATAAAAATCGATATCACGATACGTCGTGAGATTACCGATAATATCCAGTGGCTGACCAGCAGCTTCCTGTTGCTTGTAATATGCTTCTAGAATTGCTGAAAAGTTTTCATATTCAGAAACAATAAACCCAGGAAGTTGATCTTCAATTAAAGAAGAAATCTGTGTACTCATCTAATTACTCTGGATATACTGCGAACTTGCTATTGGCAACATCTACATCTAGATACATGTTTCTAGATGCAGCAATATCATTGTTGCGTGGTGTAACACGAACGGAAATGCGATTGTCGAAGAATGTACCCTCGATAATCGTCACATCATACAATTTGATCTCACCCAAATCATAATCAACATCACCAATATTGTCCTTCAGAACGATCTTTTCACCCGTTCCAGGATCCAATCTATATAGGACAATTTTCCCATCCCTGTCTTCCATATACACAACTGTTGTTGGATATTCACTGACCTTAAACCCAGTGCTCTCAATAACAGGACCATCTTCAGGGCAAGATAGTTTGAATGGGTTTTGGAAGCAAAGTTCGTAGTATGATGTACTATTGATTTGTGGATAGAAATCCTTTCTCATCAATACAGCAGTAGTATTAGATGTAATGGAACGATCTGCGTTATCGATTACACCAACATACTTACTATATCTGAACTTACCATTAAACTTTTCTGTGCCAGACTGTTTAGTATATTCTTCTACAGCATTGGTAACCTTTAGTTGAATATCTACAGGGAATTGATTGGTAACTCTTGTGCTGAAGTTGATTCTGCTGTTGAGTTCCAAATACAAGATAGATGGATCAATAATTTCAGGAGTTACAGATGCTACTGAATATTCCTTCAATTGTGCAATGATATCCTGCTTTACAGTAGTAGATAGTGTTGCGCCACTTGTAGGTTTGACAACGATCTTGACTTTACCAAATTCAGGATATCTTTCTTCTTCACCACCGTAAGTAATAATATCTGATACAGCAGGATAGATCTTCCTTACAATCGCATCATAGTCATTTGCGGTAACTGCTCTGTTTTGTGTTGCATACAGTTTAGGAGCATTGAACTTAATCTTATCGATGCTCTCAATATCAGCACCACCAGACGCTGCCTGAACTGTTGTGACGTTTGATACGGTCAATGGGTATGCAACGTTGTTATCGTCTACTAGAACGCCACTGAACGTGAATAGAGAGGCACCATTTGCTGCAGCACCATTAGAAACGAGATATGATGCTTCTAGATAGTTGTTATGCTCTAGTGCAGAACCAATTACACCATCACCAAAAAACAACTCATATCTCTCATCAAGATTCTCGTCAACGTAGAAAATCTTATCAGATGCTCCAATATCAATAATACTCTCGATTTGATTGTAATACGCAAATTCAGTAGAGTTCTCAATAGGGAATACCTTGACACGAATCGTACTAGTATCTGCAGAGGGATTCGATAGTACAAATTTTTGATTATTAAGAGAAGACCTTACCGTAAAGGTGTCCTCAACAACCGTACCTTCGTAGAGTTCTACTCCAGTAAAGATCGCTTGTCCGTTGATGACACCTACCTTATAGTCATCGATTGCGACAAAACGATATAGTTTGTCGTCAAATGACGTAACAAATCCCGTACCTTTCTTCAGAGTTACGGTACTAGGGTATGTTCCATCAAAATTAACTTGAAAATTTACGATTGCCTGCGGAGATACAACAGACTTTGGTTTATATCCAAGTTGCTTTGCGAGCGTTACTACATTATCACGGAGTGTCGCAGACTCCAAAAACATTTCATTCACCACCATATTGGTGTTAAATGCGGTATAGTACGTATTATACGCTAATACGTCAAGAAGGTTTGCCCATACAGAACCTTCAAAGTCGAAATCAGTGAAATCAGTCTGTGCTCTCAAATAATCTTTGAGTGTACTTTTGATATCATTGAAATCTAAATTGTTAACCTGAATATACTTCATTGGGTTCTCTGGAGCAGGAAGTTAAGGTCTAACGGTGCATTATCTTCACGACCACGAATAGTAAATTCTAAATGAACATCAAACGCATTATCATCAAAGTTTGGTTCAACATCTGTAGAAACTAATTCTATCCTTGGTTCGTATAATTTAATAACCTGTTTGATTTCTTGCCTAATACCCGCTGCAGTAGCATAGTCTAGTGGTTCAAACAATAAAGCAGATAAATTAGTACCAATTTGATCGTCAAACGGTCTCTCGCCATTTACTGTTAACAAAAGATTGACAACAGATTGCTTAACAGCAGCATCATCTTTAGTCACCATCAAGTCACCCGTAACTGGATGAGACTTGAAGGTGACTTTCAGATCTTTAAAAGACTGTTGACTAGGCACAATAAGACAATTTATTGTTTATTTATGGTCCTTTTTCTTATCTTCCTTCTTCAACTTTTTCAGGTACTTGTCAGAGTCAACCTGGGTGATCAGAGTCATTCCTGACTTAATAAAGTCCTTGCTCTTATCAGTTGGAGAATTGCCCATTACTTCCCTTGACCTCGATATGGTTTACGTGCTTTATTACGACTAGTTGCAGCATACTTGGTGTGAGCGCCACTACCCTGACGAGTATTCTTCGGTTTGGACTCAATGTTGTCCATAGAAGTGAGTGATTTACGTGCTGCCATGATTCTTATTTGCGAACCCTCTTATTATACCATGGAATTACGCACCTGCCAATACTGTATGAGACCCCTGTGTCATGACCCCACCGCCTGACAAAAGGTCTCCGATACGCATGGCATCCTTCTTGTTCACTTTGACCGTTACAGATCCTTTAGAGCATGTATCAGGGTGTGGTGGATTATTACCACATACATGCACACTAGTCTTATCACCAACTCTTACTGCTTGGATCTTATTCACATATACATTCAATGAACCAGTAATTACAGCAACAGGTGGCCAACACTGATGACCACTCTCAAGATCTTTCATTCTACTCATTCCACTACCAGCTGCCATTACCCCTCCCTTGATGGTACTTGCTTGCCTAATCTATATAGCGTCCTTGTCTTGTGATGTACCCAATTATTATCAACATCAATATACGCAGGAAACTCCCAGATATAAGGAGGACACGTACTCGTAACTGTAATAGTATAGAAAAAGCGCAGAGTCCTTATCAGAGAAGGCTTATAGCTCCACACATAGTTACTACCTGCCTGTGCCCTATCATGCACTGTAGGTCCATAGAACTCTCTACCAACACTACTTGATACAATTAAACTTCCACCACCAGTTCCACCAAACTCTTTCTGCTTCTTAAATCTCTCGGGATACGATAACGGTTTCCGACCTTGACCTTGAACAAATGTTGCAGACCTTAAATTATCTCTCGCAGTAGGGACTTCCAAACCTTTGTATGATTCCACAAAACCTGCCTCACCATCATACATATACTTCTCGGTGAAATTGCCAATGAGAGGTAACGGCAAAACTAGTGTGGGTGTCGGTGCTGACTGGATGCTTGATACGCTTAACTGTGGTGTCTGTACTGCACTCATCTCGGGTATCGTCGGCACAGGACCCTTCAATACAATGCAATTCAACTGCTTAACACTGATACCTGTAATTAACTCGGGACTCGGTTGCGATGGACCAGGCGTACCACCAGGGCATATTAAGTTCCCCTGTGCAGTTATGTTGATTACTCCACATGTCTCGTAGATATTTAAGTTCACCCCCTGCCTTGACATACCTTGCAGCACAAAAGGACCTGGAGGAGGGAGAAATCTCCACCCAGGTCCTGTTAATGTAAATGTTGTGCCCGCAGGTACTAGTATTGCCATTATCTTTCCAATACTCGCAATCTCTTATCTACATCATCCAGGTAATCTGTTATCTTCTCATGGGCGCTAGCACCTGGGCGTCTATACATCAACTTTGGAGTCTTTAGACGCTCAACCTCTTTCTTCAAGTCCTGGATCTCCTTCCAGTAAAGGTGAAGCATCTCCTCCAGATTCATTTGTGATTTCTCGGAGGAGTTTGAATCGTTCATCTTGTTTGTCTGCATTCTTAAATTGCTCCGCTGCACGTTTCTCAAATTGCTCACAGAAGTCGTCAAACTCGTTAAGGACTTCTGCTTGCCTATTCAGATATCCATCGTAGTCTTTCATGATTCAACTATGGGGGTAAAAATTTTCTGGGCGAATTTTTTGTATATGGGGGACCCGTAATATTTATCTCGCTTGGGTAACACTTTGTAGGTTAGGAAGAAGGTACTTTTTTGGTACGGCGGCGGGGGTACAACCGTACTAGGGGCAAAATACTGCCCCCTGTCGGATTTAGCAAAAACTCACCGATCTGCCAGGCACTGGGC